GTATGTATTCCAGAACAAAATCAGTGACATCAGTACCAACCACTATCTTGTGTATAGCAGTTCTGTTCATCTCATTAGGTTTGGTCTGATTTGGTAATCTAAACCAATGATCGGCATACACTTTAGTATCTATAATACTTTTAATGATAGATTTATCATCTTTACCAATCTCTATCTTTGTAAATTCTTTACCATACTCTTTTAAAAAATTTTTATGTATATCCTTAAGATCTCTACAATAAGCATGATATTTTGGGATGACGTAATGATAAGATCCTTTCTTCCCTTTATTCTCTGTATAGTATACATCTTCAACCTTAACATCAAGATCGTAACCCTCCTTCAAAAACTTTATATAGATCTCTATAAAATTACTAATGGGTTTATCATAACCATCAATGTCACCAAATAATTTGTATTTTCTAAGTGTGTATAGACGTTCGTGGTAAAATTTGTCATTAAGCAACTCTGTTCTTAATTCATCGATGGTCTTATATACTCCACCCTTAAAGATTTGATCTGCTGTCATATGATAATTTCTAGACACTGAATATATCTTATACTCTTCTGACCCCATAATATTTATATTGTATAATATTACACAGATATTATTATATATAAAAATGATATTATTTAAATATCTGTGTAATTTTTTGCATTTTTTATTTATTTGTATTTTTTTACAGTTATATTTATAACTTAAAAAATTATTGGTTATAATAATGAGTTATGAATAAATGACAAACGTTAACGAAATAGAAAAACAAAGTCATTATAGCAAATATAAGGATAGATTACAAGAGTATTATAAACAAAAAGTAACATGTGATTGTGGTGACGTAATTACATATGCTAGTATGTATAGACATAAAAAAGGAACTAAACATATGTTGAGAATGGTAGCACAAAAAAAATCGTCGTTTGATGATTATGTTATATGTGAATGTGGAGGAATGTATTCGTTATGTGACAAAGATAATCATTTGAACAGTGCAAAACATATAAAATGGAATAAATAGTTTCTTATATATTTGAATATAAGAATTAAGAAAGTGAAGAAGTGAAGATTTGAACCCTCTTTTCTTGGATAGATAAAAAAATTCTAAAAAAATTTTAGAATTTTTTTTTGATTCAGATTTTTTTCTGAAATTTCTTATCTATCCAAGAAAAGAGGGTTCAAATCTTCACTTCTTTCACTTTTAATATATTCTTTATAAAAGACCTTATAGATATTGGAGATTTTGGAAATTGGTTATAAATTTATTGATGTAATTTGTAATGTATAGTAGATTGTCCTGATTTTTTAACAGATCAATCTCATTTCTGTATATATAGTTTACTATATTATCCATATAATCTCCAATCTTCTCCCTCTCCTTGATCTTTTCATCAAGGACTTTTTTATCAAAATTCTTTTTTATCTCTTTATTATACAATGGATTTGATTTAAGGGCCGTTGGTAATCTCTCCTCCTTTTCCAATCTCATATCCCTCTCCATTTTTTTATTTTGTATAGTTAATTTATTGTATATGATCTTTAGGTCTTTTAGTTGATTCTTTAATTTTTTATCTTTTGCTATGGTAGATTGTATCTTATTCTTTACCTCCTCTACTTTTTTCACCATAAACTCTTTTGTATTCGACAATGACGATAGACTATCCTCTATACTTATCGTACACATATTCATATGGGTCTCTCTTAATTTAACGATGTTCGATAATAAGAGATCTTTGACGTTGATATTTTGAACATGTCGTTTTTTGTCATCCTCGTTATCTAGATCATTGTTCAATAATCTAAAAAATAGATTGATGTCTATGGCTATATACAATATACCTAGGTCGACGTCGTATTTTATCATCTCTTTTGTAAGAGACTCTATCTCATCGTACTTGTAATAATCTGTATTTTTCAACACCATATAATTTTTATCATCATTATCACTATAATCCTCAACGCTCATATCAGTATCACTATCAAATAATTCATCATTGTTACCATTATTTTCCTCTATATTTGTTGACGTATCTGTATTATAATTTGTATCCACATTATTAGATACATCCGTATCTGTACTATTATCACTCTCCGATGTAGATTTATTTTCCTCGTCGTAATGTTTATCCGATCTCTTCTCTCTTTTTCTTCTCCTCTCTCTCTTTTTCTTTGGTCTATTATCATTATGACCATTATAATTTTTATCACCTATGTTGAATACTAGGTCACCATCTGTTACAATGTTGACATCTTTTATCTTATTAGCATTCACAGAATCGTTATCACTATCTATGGCCTCATCGTCATTATTATTTTTCCCACCGTCCGTCGATGTATCACTATCAGATCTAATTATTAATACCTCGTCATTGGTATTGGTATCATCTTCAAAACTCTCTGCATCAGATATGGTGATATCTGTGGCATCATCATCATCTATACCTATGTTATCAGTATCGGTACCCATAGTAGATACATTCGAGGTATCACTCTTATCTTCATCTTTTGAGGTATTCTCCGTATCCGCGTGTTCTACATTGGTGTTAATATTTGTATTTTCGACATCGGTATTAGTATCCGTATCGGTATGCTGAACATCACTATGTTCTGTATCGGTACGTTCCGTATCTGTATGTTCTGTATCGGTGTGTTCTGTATCCGTGTGTTCTGTATCGGTGACATCCATATCTGCAAAATTTATCTGATTACTACATACATTGACCATACCTAAAGGATTATCCGTAATATTTTTTAATAGATCGATGATATTTTGAGAGTTACCAAATACACCTATCATATTTTTATCGGTATTTTTATAGGTATTTGTATCGACGTGAGGTATCTTTATATCTGGAGATGTCTCTTTATTACCCTCAGTACCATTATTACCGAACATCTCTCTATTTTTTTGGATAGCACTATCGTTTTTTAATACATCGTTGATATTATCAATATTTGGATCTTTCAAAGAATCTTCACTTAAATTCTTTAACCTTCCTGTGTTTTTTGTGACGTCTAATCTTTGTTCTATACCTATGACCTTTTGTTTAACCTCTCTATCTTTTTGAGATTCGTTTACAATCTTGTATTTTTTCTGTATATTTGATATCTCATCCATCAACCTTTTATCTTTTTTATCAGTCTTTGTCTTTATTCGTTGTATTCGTTTAACGTCGAATGATTGTTTGATGGGTACACTATAATTGCAAAACACCTTCATCTGATCCTTATCGATAAAAGAGTAGTAGGTGTTACTTATAGAGAATATCTTTAGCTGATCGCTAATCTTTTTTGGAGAGTCGTCTGTCTTTGTGAATTGTATAAACATGTTGTTCATATAGTTGATTATATGATCGTTGGTGACTGCATCAAATTTTTTAATATGGGTCAATGCGATACCAGATTGTTTGGCAAATATGGCGGTTATGGGTAAATTAATATTTTCGTTGACGTATAATACTATAGACCTATATTCATTTATGATGTCACATATCATATACCTTACTAATTTTGCATCGATACCCTTGTTCGTGGTCAATATCGTGTAGTATGCGTGTTTTATAACAAAACCATTGTTGGATAATTTATTGATCAACTTTTTAAAAGATAGATTTACGAAACTTGAATCACCCATATTAAAAAATTTTAATGGGTAACCTATTAATGTTAGCACCACAACTTATAAGTAAAAGAATTTTGTATGTTTTAAATTTTTTAAAGAATTCTCTTTAAGAATGTAAATTTTTTATAAAGATGTAAATAATATATTTTAAATATATTATAAAATTATGGTAGATTATAAAATTATAGTAAATTATGGTTGACACCACATCTCGTTTCGATTTCGGTTAGGTGGCAATCTATCAAGATCATAATTCATATTATACATTGTTAACGACTCTAAAGATTTTAAATCTATCATAAAATCTGGGGGTTGATCAAAGGATTGACACAGAGTTATAGAATGAAGATTGGGTGATGAAAATTTGTAATTGATGGGTTTGTTCGACGTTATTTCCAGATATTGTAGATTTTTAAATCTATTGATATCATCTGCGTTGTTTGTCGTCAATCGTTCCAAATTATCATAATTTATATGACGTGGCAACATGTTATTAGTAATTATATCACAGTTCAAATCTTTGATGGATTGTGGGATAAGTGATAGTTCATTCTTATTATGAATCTGTAATGTATGTAAAGAATGACATTTATCGAGTCCCTTTAAATTACCATACACAGAATAATATCCAAAACTCAAACTATGCATATTTTTTGGTATATCTACATCTATATTTATTGGATATAGATTTTCGAATCCATTACATATATGTAGATCTGTTAAATTTGGTGGTAGAGATGATATTTGTCCCTCTCCAATTATACCTTTATAAAATATTATCGATCTTAACGATTCGCACTTTGACAAAATTTTCATTACATTAGAGATGTCTTTACAAGGATACTCAATCTCTATATATTCCAAATATTTTAATTTCGTAACATTCTCAAAATTAGGAAATGTATTAACGTTAAGAGATTCAAAGATATCGTTAGAATAATACATTATTTGTAATCTTTTTATGTATTCAAACTCTGTTCTACAGAGAAGATTCATCGAACTTTTTGCATTATCTGAGGTTATCATCTTAACGTCCTCTATACCAAACTCTCTTATCTTTGTATAATTTTTATCTTTTTCATTCTTTACAATAAAGAAAAACCCCTCTCTTTTTTTGATCTGAACGATTTGACGTAACATTGTCGTTGATGATTTTTTACACATACATCTCATATTATAGAGATCCTTTAGATCTAAATCTTTGCATACCTCGTTTCTTATGACCTTGCAATCTAATATAGATAATATATAATATTCATCCTTACTCTTTTTAAATACTTTATTCCCCATATTTTATAACGTTGTATAAAATAGATATGTTAAAAATTTAATTTCATTAACGTTATACATTTCAAAAACTATCAATAATTAAAAATATAATGTGCAATCTTTATGGATATAATTTTTAAAACTTAATAATTTAAAATAAAATTACCAATAGTTTTTTCTCATAAAACTTACATCCTATAAGATTATAATATAACACACATTATAACTACAAACGATTTTTTTTAATTTTTGATAATACTTTGATAATGACCGAAAAACAAGATGAGGAGATGATAAAATATAATTTGGGAGAGGATGGAACTTTAAAACCTTTAGACCCAAACACGGAGGAGACGTTTGCTCATAAGATAATTAGTGATATAAAGATTGAAAGTTCATTAAATAAGGATGATAATCTACCATTTGGTTATTACAATCCTGCCACCGGGGGCAAGTTGGTATGGATATGTAATTATGACCAAGAGAGAAAGATCACATCCGTATTCGTATTTGATAACAATGGAACAAAGGAGAGAAAGATTTCCTATCTTGCAGATGAAAAAGAGGCAAAATATTTTAGAGATGAACTCGTAAAGGAGGGATGGAGAGTGTTGGAACAACCAAAGATTGAATTTCATTACCCGTCTAGACCCGGTATGCCAGATACAAAGAAAGATCACCTATCAAGAAAAGATATCAGACGTATGAAGAAAAATATAAAAACTCAGAGCAAACTAAGGAATCCATACCAACAATGATTTTTAATTTATTTATATATATCAAAAGATATATAACATTACCAAAATATATATATTGCATAATGGTTGAAGTTGACATAGATACCTTAAATATCATTGATACTTTAAATAACGATATTAAAAAAAATTCGAATGATGAAGAGTTTAAAATAACCGATCTATCAAAGATAGAATATAAAGATGAAAGGATGAGAAGTAACTTGGAGATATATGAGCATTGTGTGGAATGTGGAAGAGAGTTGATAGGAGAACATTCCTCCATTGGGACAATATACATCGACGTGGATATAATGGCCAACGATATAGGGATGATATTAGCACAATATCTCGTCGTTCATGGAGATAAGGATAAGAAACCGAACAAAGAGTTGAAAGATGATTGCAGAAATATAGATGAGAGTACCGATGAGGATAATGAGGGTACCGATGAGGATAATGATGGTACCGATGAGGATAATGATGGTACCGATGAGGACGACGACGATGATATAATAAATATCGTACAATGTATGTTCTACGAAGCTCATACAAGCAATGAATCTGATATTCAACAAGACTGCATATATGAAGATCTATCCAAATTTTTTGATGAATTCAAAATGTACACAGGTCAATTTTCATAGAATGTATTAATTTTATCTTATATTTTATAATATAAGATTATTCCTTCATCGTTTAATTTATTGGTAGTTGTAGTTAATAATGAATTATTTGATATGTTCATCTATATACAAGTATTTCAACGTATGATTTATAATTTATAAATCATCTCTTTATTCTTTACATATCTCACTATTTTACTACCACCTTCTTTGTTGTCTGTACCATCTTCATATGTCCCATCATGTCATTTGGATTACTACATACACCCGACGTGACTATATCTTCCTCTACCATCTTTGATCCCACCCAACCCCTATGTTTCAAAGAGTATTCTCCTATATGTTTGGATATATTCACCTTAAAATTTATCTTGCTAAATTGTATCTTTGTATTTTTTCCATACATGTCGTTGTGCCATTCTTCAAAGAGTACCCATATAGTATCGAATAATATGACATCGGTAGAGACGCTGGTCTGTACAACCTTATCCGTTAAGAACAGAGACAGCACATCATTAGCTGATTTGGAATTGTTCGTAGCTAAAGAGACCTCTGGTGGTTCCTTAAGACCATGAAGTTTTACCTTTCTCAAATGCTTTAATAGTTTGAATGCAAAGGCTGGGGCAAGATCATCAAATTTCTCCGTAAGACTGACGTCAGCCTTGAATCTCTTTAGTTTTATCTGTTCGGCGAGTGTCTTTGGTACGGGTTTCTCATGTAACTTGTCGGGTTTTATAAATTGTGATCTATACTCCAAATATTTTGCTCTATTCCAAAATGCAGAGTCGTCTGGAGGGAAATTTGGTGGGACGTTACATAGAACATTCAACGTGTGAGTAGATTCTCTATCCTTTATATCAGAGCTACCATGGTATAGATCTCTACTAGGTAATGAATCATTACCCGTCAACATCTTGATCATGGCTATGTCGTATTTGTCGTGTTTACCCAACTCATCGATCACACCAGGTCGTTTTTTGTGAGCTCTAATAAGTTCGGGTTTTGCTGCCGATGAACTGCTCTTGTTGTTGGCAAGGATGATATTTCTGTCAAATTTGAAAAAATACTGACCAAAGGTCTTACTGACCAATGTAAAAGTTACGGATTTCCCATTATCTCCATTATCTCCCGTATGTATTA